CAATCATATACGGCATTTTCATTCATTTTATTTATTTTTTTCTTAATTTCTTTAACAGCTCTTTCTTTATCTTTATAAATCTGAATATAATCATCCATCATTACTTCTTTAAATCTCTTTGGTGCAGTATCCCATGAAAGAAGATTATCTTTATATGGAGCTACATAATCATTTCCAAATAAATATTTATCAAGTAATTCACATGTATAATGAACTAATCTTTTAAGCTCATCCAGATCTTTATTTTTTTTATAAATCCTTTCGATAGCTTCTAATCTACTATCATGTGCATTAAAAACATAATCATCTAATTCCAGTTGTGGTAATTTTTTTTGATCTAATTCTAATGTTTTTTGATTAAGATATAATTCTTCAACAGATTCTTCAATTTCTTTATTAAGGACATCAATTTGAATTTTATTATTTTTAAATTTATCATATAATTTATGATTAGAATTTGCAAATATTTTTAAATATTTATTAGAATTATCTGATGTATTTATTTGATTAATTAAATTATTAATCTGTTGGTAATCAGGTGTTAATTTAATTTCATTATTTTCTGAAATTAATTTATCAATTGTTTTTCTGTTGTTGTCAATTGTGTTTTTAAGATTTGTAATCTCGTGAAGGGTATTTGAAATTTTTATTTTCAAATATTTTGCTTCAGTCATTGATGGAGTATTATCACGACGATAATTATGCATTGAATGTGCCATAATTTCAACCACGATACGATCATAAGCTCCCGTTGGAATTGTATCTTTAGATTTTATTTCCATTTTATAAAATATATATATATATATCTAAAATAAACATAATCATAAATTGTAATAATCAATTTTTTATAAATTAAATTAGTTTAATTGCATACGGATAATCAATTAAGTTTTCTTTCATATCATCATCATCTAGAACTTTAATAAGTAATTCTGTTAATTTCTTATCAGTTTTTAAAAATGTAACTAGTTCTCTAAATTTAGAAGGATCTTCTAAATATGTATTTACATCGGCAGTTAAGGTTTCAAATGTGTAATCTAAGTTAAATTTTTCTTCTTTAATAGATTCTTTTTCACCTGATTCTGATCCAGCACCACCATTAGCAACTTTTAATTCTTTTGAACTTTCTTTAATTAAAGCATCTTTTACTAAATCAATGCAATCATCAAAAATTGAATCAATTGCATCTGGTGTTTTTGGATATAATTCTTTTTTATATTTACGACCTTCTTCTAGAACTTTAAAAATATCTTCACCATATTTATTAATATGTTTAAGATCGGCATATCTTGTAATTAAATAACTCATGCATTTTTTACTACCAAAAAATGCGGCTTCTAATAGTACAGTATTATTATTTTTTGATGATCCAATAGCATTAGTATAATAAATATATTCGTAACCTTTTTCATTGATTTCTGAATCAATAATTGCAGCAACTAATTGATTATTATCCATTTTGCATGCAGTATGAATTGCAAAAATATTAAGTTTTTTAATAAAACTTAATGTTGATTTATTTTTTAAACTAAATTTTTTAATAACTGCTCGAATTAATTTATTTTTTTCATAAGTATCGGCAGTAGTATTAATAATTTCATAAATTTCTTTTTTAATGTATCCTGGAATAAAAATTTCTATTTCAGATTCATTTGATGGTAAACTTTTAGTTTCTTTTTGAGGTTTATTTCTAGATCTAACAGTTTCCCATTCAATTTCTGTTGAATTTAGTGATTTGTTGTTCATCATTTTATTAAATTATGAATATATTCCTTGATAATATATAATAAAATCAATTTTTTTAGTTTAAAAAGAAGGATTAATATATATATATAGTTATGAATTATAATAAAAAAAATAATAATATAGTAATTACATCTACTTCATCATCTAAATCCTCATCTGATTCTTCATCTAGATCATCTAAATCTTCATCTACAAATAGTTCTTATTATGGTACAAATACATCATCAGATAATGATGAAAGTTCAAATGTTTCAGATTCAAGTGATATTGACTATAGTACAAATGGAGATGAATTTAAAAATGATGTTATAAACAATCAATATATGTTATTATATAAAATTGGTTATGGATCATTTTCATCAGTATGGTTAACCTATAATATAGAAGATGATAAATTTTATGCAATGAAAATACAAACTCCAGATGATTATGAAGAAGGATTAGAAGAATTAAAAATTTATGAAATGATAAGTAAAATTTGTAAACAAAATAAAAATTTAAAAACTTTAATGACATTAAAATATTCATTTATATTAGAAAAAGGTAAAGATAAATATGTATGTATGGTAATGGAATTAATGGCAGGATCATTATATGATGTAATTAAAACAGAAAAATATCATAAAGGATTACCAGACCAAAGTGTTCAAAGAATTGAAAAACAATTAAGAGAAGCATTAAAAGTATTACATAATTTTGATATAATACATAGTGATATTAAACCAGAGAATATATTAGTTTGTGGAATAAATAAAAAATATCAAAAGATAATGGATAAATTTAATAAATTAAAATTAAAAGAAAAATTAGATGAAAATATAAATGAAATTAAAAAACAATATAATTTGAATAAACCAAATGAGAAAAGTAAATTTAGAAAAGATAAATATAAAATATTAATTGAAATTAATAAATATTTGCATAAAATAATTGATTTTGAAACAATACTTTCTGATAGGGAAAGTGATCTATTTACTGAAGATCAAATTAATAATATTGAAATAAAATTAGCTGATTTTGGTTCAATTCAATATGAACAAAATTTAAAAAATGAAAATTATTATCCAGAAGTAACAACTAGATATTATAGAGATCCGAGAGTAGTATTAGGTATAAAATATGATAAAACAATTGATGATCATGCAGTTGATTGTACAATGTATGAATTAAAAAATGGAAAAATAAAATATAATCCTGATTTATTAAAAGATAATGATTCTGAAAATAGTTATTCTGTAGATTTTTATCATATTTTACTTTTTCTAAAAGATAATTTAATAAAAGAACAATGGCTTAAAGCATGTAATAAAAATGAATTACTTGATGAATTAAAAAGAAATTTAAAAATTAAATAGAAAAAATTTTCTATTTAACTAAGATTCTTAAACTTTATTAACTCTTATAGAACATACGCGTTACGCGTTTGACTTGCTTTTAAACAAGGCTGCTGTTAGGGTCTCGCCGCCTGAAGTATGACACAAATGGACTGAAGTTTTTACTAATAGTTCTCAGAATGACTGAATCCTATCGAGTATATAACTAGTTTCTATAACGACTGATTATATCAGTAGTTGCTAGAATAACCCCTAGTGGAGTTAAGAAAAGACTATGTCTTATCTTTTGTTGTTGTAAGTTTGTAGTCTTCTTTTTTTGTAAGTTTGTAGTCTGCTTCCTTTGTAGTTGATTTCTCACTTTCATCATAGCGTGTGTATGCCTCAGCATGTTCTTTTGCCTTTTTTGACAAAACATTTAGGCTACTACTAGATACCACATCCCTGATTTTTATACCAGACGGCGAACGACGGCCCGATCCGTATGAAGAAAATTTACTAAAAGTGGTATCCCCATCATGAGGCATGGGTATGAATCACCCATAAATCTAATAAAACACATTATATATAAAATTTTCAATTTTTTTTACTATAAATATAAATCATTATAAATATAATATTATATTTATAATATTATATAATATAAACATGAGTGAACGAATTAGTGTATTTTGTGATGGATCCTCTTTAAATAATAATGTAGTTTCAAAAAATAAACAAAGAATTGGAGGGATTGGAGTTTTCTTTGGTGATACTGATGCTAGAAATATATCTGAAGCAATTACTACAGATAAAATTACAAATCAGGTAGCAGAATTATTAGCATGTATAAAAGCATTATATATTTTAAAAAATGAAAATTATAAAGGATTTATATATATTTACAGTGATAGTATGTATGTTATAAATTGCATTACTAGTTATTGTAAAAAATGGGAAAAAAATAATTGGGTAAAAGAAGATAAAACTGCAATAGAAAATTTAGAATTAATTAAAGAATTATATAAAATGGTAAAAGAAATGAAAGTTATTTTTAAACATTGTAAAGCTCATAAAGAAGCACCATTAAATAAAAATTCAGATGAATTTAAAATATGGTATGGTAATCAGATGGCAGACATGTTAGCAACAAATGCTTCTAAATCAGCTTCTAAAAAATAATTGAATTTATAAATATTTAAATAAATATTTATATTTAGTATATTACATTCTAAATGAAAAGATTTAATCCTTATAAAAGACTACCATATTCTTGTGCATGGTGCCATTCAAATAATACTCATATTATAGATAGACCAAATGATGATTCAAGAGAATCACCAAAATATAATGATGAATTCTATATTAAAAAAGATCCAATGAGGGATAGACCGTATGGTTCAGCTTATGAAAATAATGAATATATAAATAATAGGGATAGAATTCCAAAATTACCATTAGATGAAGGAGATGAAAGAGATGACATACATAATATACCTTCATCAAATCATTTTATAATTGATTGTTATGATTGTGCAAAATATAGTGAAGTTAATATTCAAAAATGTATGAATTGTTCTAAAGCAAAAATAAATACTAAACGTATTTCTAATTTTATTGATGTGAATAATCAATTTAATATTAATCTCAACAATTTTCTTTGTACAGATTGTGAATATATTCATTACAGACCAACTCCTGTATGCAATCATAATTATGTAAAATATTCAGGAGAAATATTTTCAATTGGAGCTGTATTCACATTAAAATGTACTCATTGTGGTGCTCAAAAAACATCATATCCAAATAATGATAATCCACATCAACCATATAATGATAATTATCCTCACGGTGATGGATATTAAGAAATAATTGAAATAAAATTTATTTATTCATAATTAGATATTTAAATATATAATTATAAATATAACATGATTGAAAAAGTAAAAATTTACTCAGCAGAAGAAACATTAAATAGAATTAATAAATGGAAAAATATATTAAAAATATCAACAGTCGATGAATTTAAAAAAAAGTTTAATATTGATTTTTCAGATTATAAATGGGGAGATGATATGGAATATTCTATGGAAATGTATGTAAAATATACAAATCAGTGTATCATTGTAACAATTTAGAAGAATTTATAACATTTTTTTTATGATGATAATCTAATACTAATCCATCACTCGTTTCTTTATACCCATTAATTATTAAATTTTCTCGATCGACTTCATCATGACATTTCATACACAAGACACACAAATTACTCGGATGATTCATACTTAAATATTCTTTATCCTTTACTTTTTTATCTTTACAATCCTTTTGTGGTACAATATGATGTGTTTCTAAAGATGATTCTTTTCCCTCGGGTACATATGCACATACAGAACAACATTCCATTTGAATTGATTTATTATATCTACTTTTACCTTTCTTTATATCTATTTCTCGTTTAATTTCATTTGCAGTTTCAATAAATGTTTCATCATTTATTAAACATTTTGCAACATTTAATCCATAAAACATCTCTCCACTACCCTCTTTTAATTCACGATCATATGTGATTGTATTAGAACTTTCATCATAAGATATATGAATATGATATGTTTTTACATTAGGAATCTGTTTCATTCTGTCTAATTTTAATAATTTATGCAGATGAGATGCACTAATAAAACTAGTACCAGACTTACTTAACATTTCAATCATTGTCATTACTATTACAATTGAACTCTCATATTCAGTTCCTCTACATACTTCATCAGCAATTACTAGTGTATTCTTTCCACTCCTCTTCAAGATTCCAGATAATTCAACAATTTCTAATGCAAATGATGATAATCCTTTAAATAAATTATCATTTCCAGATATGCGTGTAAATAAACTAGTGTATGGTTTAAATTCAAAAGTCTCTGCAGCAGTATAATATCCAATTTGAGCTAAAATTAAATTTATTCCAATTGATTTTTGCAATGTACTCTTACCAGCACTATTTAATCCATATAATAAAATTCCATCTTGATTATCAATTCCAATACTCAAATTCATCGGTTTGTATTCAGTATCACTTATTCTTTCTACTATTGGATGACGAATTTTAGTAGTTTTTATATATGATTTTTTTTGTTCATTTACTCCTTCTACTTCGTCTACTTTTAAACTAGGTTTATTATAATAATATTTTTTTGCACA